AGAAAATTACCCTGGTCAGAAGAAGGGCGACAAAAGAAGCTCGAAGAATACCTGACCTACCAGTTTGGTAGCTGGGCAGAAGAAAAGGCAAAAGAGATATTTCCAACAAACCCGGCATATCAAAAAGATTTTATTCAACAATTGGCGCAAGGTGGTGGTAGCATGGTAGCGATGATGTTGCCCGCTTTGGGGATGGCTGGCAGAGCCGGGAAAGCTGGTACTATGTTGGCAAGCCAGGGATTACAGGCACCGTTAAGAGCAGCAGCCAGCCAGGCAACCAAGCAACTTGTAAGCGGTGGCGCTATAACGTCTGGATTTATGGTGGCCGCCCCCGAATTTGAGGCAGCCAAAGAAGCGGGAATGAGTGACGACGAGGCAATGGAGGTGTTCTTTAGAAACTACCTTATTGGACAAACCGAAATGCTACCAATAGGGAATTTCTTGAATCGATTGGATAAGGGTACAGGGGGAGGATTGAAGAAGATGATTAAAAATGGTACCTGGAAAAACTTCTTAGGGCAGACAGCAAAAGGAGGACACCAGCAGGGACTTGAGGAAATGATCCAGGAAGTTACCCAAACCTATCTCAGCAATTTGACCGCAAAGAACTACTATGACGAATCCAGGAACCTACTTGACGGACTGATTGAAGCGGGCGTGCTAGGTTATACCCTTGGGGGAATCATGGGAAGTATAGCCGGAGGGGCGCAGAACTTACCAAGCCAGCAGCGCCAACGGGTAGAGCAATATTTGGATGAACAGAGTAAAAAAATACAAGAAGCCGAACAATATACTGGCGATCAGTTACCGCCGCAAAAAATTACTGGCCCTGCTATCGGTGAAGATGTGGTGGCGCCTGAAACGGAAACAAAACAAGAAACCTTAAAACAACAAAAAGATGCCGAAGGAATTGCACCAAAAATTGATGAGACAGGCCCACAAGAAGGGATTGAAGGGGAAGGCACTGGCGAGCTACGTCCACGGGACGATGAACAAACTCAAACCGAAGCAGATATTGAAGACGCCAGCACTAAGGCCCAGGCTGGCGAAACGCAGGTAAGCGCCGCGCCCACACAGATACCTATTGAAGGAGCCGAAGCAACTGGCCCGGTAGCTGTGGCTATCAACAAGAAAGCCCAGGAGCTTACAGAAGCGGGCGACGCGGATGCGCTGAAAACGATCAACAAAGAAGTAGCCGGGACGATCAAAGAAACGGTCAACACCTTTGCAAAAGAGAACAACATGAATGTCCAGGTTACGGACGTTGTTGAAAGCGAAGGTGGCTTTATGGTTGATGGGAAAATACAGCGAAACCCCAACTTTATTATGAAGATGGAGGGCGACCCGGAAGCTATACGGGAAGTGATGATTGAAACGGCCAGGTCGATGGGACAACGTGCCGGAAACAGCATCACAGAGATACCAGAGGCAGAACAGGCGAACCGCGACGACCTAGATAACGTATTAGTATTTAGGATAAGTGATGAAAATTTTTCACCTTTATGGGAAGATTTTAAAGGAGTCAAGGACAAAAGCGGCAATCCCGTTTTTACTGGATACGCTAAACTTGATGACGGCATTAATATTCATGGGAAGTTTGGTGAGGCTGATTTTGACCAGGCCATTGCTGACAATTACGACCAGATAGGTGAAATTTTTGCCAAGCACGGAGCCACGGAGGCCCGAACAAAATTAAAACTTGTAGAAACTTATGAGCAGTCCACAGAAGAAACGGGAGATCAACAAACTGATGAACGAGAGGTTCAGGCAGAGCGGCCAGATACCGCCCGACGAGAAGCCCTTAACAAAGCCCTTAACGAGCGTTATCTTGGAGCCATTGAAGGGATCAAAACCAAGCCCAAGCAAGAAGTAAAGGCAGAGAAGCCAGCGCCCAAGAAAAAGGCGCCAGCCAAGAAGCCGAAAAAGAAAAAGCTTACCGCCGCCGAAAAAAAACTTCAAGGTGACATCAAATACAACGATGTCATTGACGAGATCAGGGCATTTAACAAACTGACTCCCGCCAAGCGTAAAGCAGAAGTACGACAAGCTTTACGGCAACGAGCCAAGGATGTTGGTATAAGCACCAAAACCGAATCAGGTGGAACGATTGACTTTAAGATCAAGGATAAAGCCGGGAAGCTCAAAACGCCAAAGAAAAGGAATGTAGGCACAGGGGAAACGGAAATTATCCCGAACGCCAAAACAGTGCAAGACTACGACCCTGAAACGCAGGGCGAAATTAATGACATAGTGGACGGTGCCGCCGTCGCGTTGGAGGGCAACTTTAATGCACTGACCATTCGCGAATCAGGTACCAAGGTGGGCACGCTCAAGGGCACGCTGAAAGATATACGGGAAGGGAAGAAAACCCGAAGGGCTACGAATCTATTGCGGGCACTGGAAAGAGGGAAAGCAAACGACGCGGTACCTATAACCCAGGATAGCGGGATTGCTCAAGACCCAAATCCTAAAATGCCAACCTGGAAGGAGTTTGTTGGGTTAATGAGGGAGTACAAGAAGGAAGGGAAAGTGGAGCAGCCCGACGCAAAACCATTAACCGATAAGGAGCTTGAGAAAATATTGCAAAGCGACCAGGAGGTTATGGATTTAATTGACAAATACACTGAGGACGGTGTATTTGACGCCGATAAATTTTTAAGCGATATTGGTTCCTGGTCACCGGACTTTATGCTTTTAACGGATGAACAACAAGAAAACGTAAAAGATTATGCCAAAAGACAGCAGCAGTTACGAAAGGTACAAGAAACTCCCGCCGGAGGAAAAGAAAAAAGTCCTGGACGCGGTAAACAAGGCGAGGTCGATATTCAACCAGGCGAAAGCCGGACGCAAAGGCGACGAGATCAAATAGCAAAAGAAACCCCGGAAGAATCCGAGCTTCGAAAGGCCCAGGAGGACGTTGAGTATATCGAGGGCCAGATTGAGGATCAACAGGAAGAAATGCGCTCCCGGAAACAAGACCTCAAGAACGAGAAAGACCCGGATGAAAAGGAAAATATCCGTGATGACATTGACAACATCAAGGAATACGAGCTTCCAAATCTCAAACAGGATTTACGCGACGCTAAAAGGGAGTTAAAGAAGCTTGAGAAAAAGCCAGCCCCCAAGCGCGAAGACCCGGATACCCCACAAGGATACCAGCCCACAGGCGACCAGGGCAAAGCAGCCAGCCCGGTACTAGGATTGCCAGGGCAACAGGGCAAGGCCGACGTAAGAGCGGGCGAGCGAATTTCACCAAAAGGCATCCAGCAGGTCGATAAAAAAGGCCGGATCATTAAGACCAAAACGACGCAACAGGTTATGATTGACCTGGGCAAAGCGATAGGCAAATTTTCCAAGGTCATAGGCAGCATTAAATTCTCTAAAAAACCGATCCCTGGAAGAAGAAATATTGCGGGCGCATTCTCCCCCGTTTATGCAACGATAGCCATTCGATCAGAAAACGACCTGGATACCCTGGCGCATGAGCTTGGGCATGCTATGGATCAAACGTTTGGTATATACAAGAAAATACCGGATGGAGATTATGGGCAAATAGTCAATGAGCTACGCCCATTCAGCAAGCACGGATCAACACCACCAGCCGGGCACCCTGACCCATTACGATATGAAATGCAGGAGGGCATCGCTGAATGGATACGCGCATACCTGGTGAACCCGGATGAAGCCATTGAAAATGCACCCACATTCAACAACTGGTATCAAAATGCATTGAACAAAGAGGCCCACGAATTGATGAACAATTTTGGCAACGATCTACGCATATTCTTAGGATCGACGGCGCACGATGAAATCATGGCCCAGGTAGAAACAGAACCGGAAACCTTTGCGGAGAAAGCCAAGAGGACGGCCAACGAATTGCTGGAAGCAATGAAGCCAGGCAGCCGCAACCCGTTTGATTTTAAGGTAACATTTGGGGATAAGTTAGCGGAGAAATTTTCAGATCAACTAAGTCCCTGGCTATCGACTATTGAATTCGCCGCCAGGGTGGGAAACATTGATATGAAAAAGCTATTCGGAGCAAAGAACCCGATAACAATGGCCCGAATTTATAGCGGGAGAAATGAGCGGATTGAAAACCAGATCGAGCGGGGATTGATGGAGTACCAAAGCATTGAGCGGATGCGTGACACCGCCACCGGGGACTTTATAAACCTATCCTGGTTATTGCAGCCGTACAACAATTCAACGAGCAAATCTATCAAGGAGGATCAACGGCAAATGATCTCCTATGGTGTAGCCTTGAGAACCATTGAAGGGCCGAAGAAATTTGTAGAGAAACAAATCTATCAAGCCCTGGAAAGTGGCCAGATTATACCCAGCGAAATAATCAACAGCGACGAGCGCTTTATACGCAAATTCAAAGAGCGAAACGACGCCTTGAGGAAAAAGCTTTATGAGGACAATAAGCGGTATCGTGATGAACTTGGAAACCGTGCCAGGGAAGCCAAGGAGAAGATGGAGCAAGAGACAGCCGAGCGGGGCAAGAAAATGGAAGCCAGCCGGGATAAAAAGCTTGAGAAGATAACGGCCAAGCGCAAGGATATTTACGCCCAAAAAGGAGAGATCAAAGAGAAGGTACGACAAACCAAACTCAGGGAATTAAGGGTACGAGCGGCAGTTATCAACAAAGTATTCAAGAAGGATGTAACCAGGCTGCTTAAAGATCAACGGAGAGCAGAGGCCAGGCTTGACAAGCTTCTGGATAAAAAGATGCGCGAACTTGACCGCACCATTCCATTTGCCAGGATCATAATACCAACGGCATTGCGGGTATCGGGTATCGGTGGTGGATTGATAGGTGAGCAAGCATTGGCACAGAAAAGAGTTGATGAAGTGGAGGCATTACCGGAAGAACACAAGAACCGAATCAAAGAAGGCTTGCGACGTTACCGGGTGATGTCAGATCGATTGTTACAAATCCTAGTCAAGAGCGGCAGGATAAGCCAGGCAAGTTACAGCGCCATCAAGGCGACAAACGAGGAATATATTGCCTTGCAAAGGATCATGGAGGCAGCACCAGGCGAAGAGGTTGGGTTTGTTGCTATGAGTGGAGGCAAGGGACTGGCCACCGTGAAAGAACCCTTGAAGAAATTAAAGGGAAGTAGTCGAACCATTAAAGACCCATACCGCACCCTGGTTGAATCGATTTACACCCAAATAGCAGAGAGCGACCGGAACGAGGTTTTGCGTAGCTATGTGGACTTTATGGAGGGCGTAATCAAAACCCACGGCCCCCAGGCGAAGCGCGTCGGTAAGATCATTTCACCAGCGACAAAAGAAGACAAGCTCACGATTAAAGTCTTTCGTGATGGGAAGGAATCTATCTATAAAGTTGAGAAGGATATATTCAATTCATTGAAGGGGATCACAGACCAGCGTTATGCGCTCCCCTGGCTGGCAACAGCTTTGCCTAGCCTTATGAGATCGTCGGTAACCAATAACCCAATATTTGCGGCCAGGAACAAGATTCGTGACTATCAAACGATGATCGTTATTTCGGATAATGTGAAGACCATTAAAGACCTGGTACCGCGCAAAGTGGGTAAGATAGGTGACCTGACAGCCGGGGACGCATTCAGCGTGTTTGGTGGAGGCCAGGGAGGACACCACCTATTGAATAAAGACTTCTATTACAAGGCGTTGGAGGAAAATACCAAACGCCTGGCTAAGAATAAAGGCAACGTCATGGTTCGAGGTGTGGATTTCGCAAAGATGGCCGTGAGTTCGTTCCAAAAGCTATCCGAGCTTTCAGAGAAAAGCACCCGTGTCCAGGAGTGGAAAAACGCTTACAGGAAGTACAAGAAAATGGGACTTGATGACTACAACGCGTCACTACAAGCAGCAGCAGACGCCAGGGCATTGATGGACTTTGCTATTTCCGGGGAATGGGTACAGGTATTGAATCAGATCGTGCCGTTTACCAACGCCAAAATACAGGGCTTCAAGGTAGCGTTTAGGTCAGCAAATAAGAACCCGGTGCTATTTGCAGCGAAAGCAACGGCGACGGTCATAATACCTCAAATGATCATGCGATTAATGTATGATGCAGAGGACGAAGAACGGTATTTGCAGCTTCCAGAATATCAGAGAAACATGTTTTGGAATATACCCCTGGGTGACGATGGATGGTTAATGATACCCAAGCCTCATGAAATATCACTATTCGCCACGATGACAGACATCGTATATGATTTTGCCGTCGGGAATAAGGTAGAGTACGGCGCCTTTAATGAAATGCTTCAATCCATGATGCCAATGAGTAGATCGGATTTTGCAGGGCCATTGAAAACCATTGTGGAGATCAACGCCAACAAGGACTTTTTTAGGGAAAAGAACATCGTGCCCCCCTATGAAGACAAGAAAGCTTTGGAGTTGAGGAAAACGCAACTTGCATCCAGGTTGGGGAAATTTATTGGGGAGCATGTCAACGTCGATCCTAGAAATGTAGATCATTTTATTAGGGGAACGCTCACATACTTTGGTACCCAGGCAATCAACTTGAGCGACATAGGCCGGGAAGACAAGAAAAGGAGCTTGCCGAGTATGTCAGGTTTCTACAAGAACGAAAGCCCGGCAGTATATCAGGATGTGCAATGGCTTGAGGACGCGGCAGCAAAATACGCCCTGGAACAAGAGGCATATTACAAATTGCTTCGCGTTATGGTGCATCAATATTACAACGCTGAGTCACCAGACCAAAAGAACAAAATGGCTAAATCTATTCGGGACTATTCTAAATTAGTCCGGGAGCTTTGGGAGGCACACAACATCAAATCCGAAGCAGTAAAAGAAGACCGCAATGTTTTCCGGGATAAGATATTTGAGGAAGTGGAACAAAAAGCCGGGAGCGATATACTAGAACCCTTTGAATAATGAAGAGATACGTCCTAATAATCATTACGGTTTTCGTTCTTTTGATGTGGAAGGATTACGTAACCAAAGACAGAATCAAAGGAGAAGTAACTATACTAAAGGGCCGGGTGGACAGCCTGAAAAATGTAATCTATTTCAATGAAAGTACCAGGGCCAGTTTTGAGAACAACACCAAAAAACTGACCAAAACGGCCTCAGATAGCATGAATTTGGAGATTAAAGCCCGCGACAGTGCGATATTCAGTCACGGCCAACAGGTCAGGTGGTTACAGTGGCACGTAGAGCGTTTAAATAAATCAACTAATCAAAAACCTTAAAATTATGCCAGGAACAAGCGGCCCAATCAAAAGGGCAAACAAACGAGCAGCAGCAGCAGTAAACAAAAGAAAGCAAACGCCCACAACAAAGCGCCACGGCCAAGCAGTCATGAAGGACGATCCCAAGAAAGCAGGGCGCAAGATTGGCTATGGCAACACTAAGAAAACGGTACTACCACCAAAGCGCAAGACCAAGCCCACCACCAAAGCAGGTAGGCAGTCACTTAAAAAGGTTCGTGGAAGATAGAAGCAGGGCGCTATTAAGCGATCTTAGCTTTTGGAGGGGCGTAGCATCATTCGTCTTTCTGGTCGCTTAGAGCGCCCGTATTGAGCTTAACCAAATAACTCTTGTCCATTCCCGCTAGGGTAATCATATCGTTGCACATTTTAGCGTTTTGATGGTGCCATATGTTAATATCCACGTTTGCAGATAAATATTTGGCGTGGTAGTCGTCAATTCGGCATATCATTGGCCTGTCTTCGTAGATCGTACATTCCCTTTTCCCCTTATCGAATTTAGAGCAAACCCCGTTATAGTCCGTTTCGTGCGGAAAATCCGGAAGCACTCCCGCACGCATACAACACAAACCGCACTTGGTACACGGGAATTTACTCACACCAGATCGGGGTTAATTCTCCCACATAAGCTTCGACGGTATTGAAATATAAATATTCGATTGCTTCCCCCCTGGACATCCCTTGTTTCATCAGGGATTCGAGGCATTTTTCCACATCGTAAATGATGCGATTGCCAATGGCATCCACGCCCAGGATACAATCGTCAAACCCGTCAGCAAACAAAAATTCTTCGTCCGGGTGTTTGTCGAAAATCTCTTGTTTAGTCATAAGTTCAATTGCGTTTGCTTCCCAGGCATTCCTTTGAGTTTCCAGGTTAGGGCCATTCTTCCAGTATCGCCTCTGGCTTTTCCCGCCTCCACAATGACGCCTTTTTCTGCCAGCTTGTTTCTCCTGCCCGTTACCCGGTTGATCTCCCATCCAAGCTTATGGCTTATTTGCCTGTCTGTACAGGGCTGGATAAGCTGGATTGTTTCAAATACTATTTTTTCTTTGTTGTTAAGGTGCCTTATGGAACCAAACGCTTCTAAACTTGTGTCTCTAACTTTCATAGTCAAAATTTTAAGGTTGATTGTTTATGAATTGTTTTTGGTAAGTCTTCAATTTCTATCACTGTTTTTTGCGCCGCTTGCTTATTAACTTTTACCTGGCGCGGATCAAACTTCTTTATGATCTCAGGCTTATCGTCCCTAATGACTCCGGCACTTACCAGGGCGTCGCCCAAATGTTTAAAGCTGGCACACATATTATCCCAATCCATAAACCTGAGTGTATGCCTTATGAGCGTTATCTTAACCGGGCCAGTGTGTATGTTCCTGGGCTGGCTCATTATCCAAAGCGTATAGCGCTCCTTTCTTTTGGCAGCGCCACGGAAATGTTCACGAATCAGTCCGTGGTTCCCATTCAGGCCCGGTATGTTCTCCTTTATCTCTATTACTGTCTTCATTGTGTGCTTTTTTGTAGCCTACAACAAACCCGTATAGGAAAGCATGTGGGTCTATTGCGCTGTTAAAACTTTCCTGAAATTCTTCAAATGATTTCCAGGCCAATTCATGTAGTTGCTCCTTTTCCATTGTAGAGTTCTTTAACTTTTTTGAGTATTTTTTTTCTTGATTCTTGACCTTCCCAAAAACTGGCATCATACCAGCGCTCAAAATCTTCCAGGGTTTTAACCTCCATATCCCAAAGCATACACACATTTCTCAATCGAATGTCGGTGGCTTCACTGGATGTAATACCGATCAATCGGCACTTGTAATAATTCTTGGTATTGCCATACACTCCTACGCAATGCATACAGTGTTTGCAGCGCCGTATTGGATCGTCGCTTCGCTTGTAGTTGCGGGCGTACTTCAATCGCTTATACCCATGTCGAGGCATTGGCTGTTCTGCTATTTCGCTGCCAAATAAATCCTTCATCAGAATGGTGGTTTTGGCATATCTTGATCCTTAACCGGGACAGTGTAATCTAAAAGTTGGGGCGTTGTCCCATCCTCAAGTTTGATGTTGTCCCAATCCTGGAACTTGGTGTACTTCCCAATAAACTTCAAGGGGAATTCATCGATTGGCCCATTGCGGTTCTTCTCCCAGATTAATAGCCCCAGGTTGGCGGTATTTGTTGTCTGCCCATTTAAGATCATTTCATTGATCTTGTAATACTCTGGACGGTATAGAAAGCCTACCATATCGGCATCTTGTTCTATGGCCCCACTCTCCCTGAGATCGGCCAACATTGGGCGCTTGGTTCCCCCCCTGGCCTCCACGGCGCGGGACAATTGGGATAGTGCTATAACGGGACAATCGAATTCTTTTGCCAGGGCTTTTAACCCACGGGATATTTTAGCTATTTCCTGTTCACGGGTTTTCCCTTCTGCCTCCATCAATTGCAGGTAATCAACAATGATCAATTCAAGCCCGTGTTCATTACGGATCACATGGCACTTGGCGCGTAGCTCTATGATCGTAAGCGCTGCCGAATCGTCGATATGTAATTTTGAGTCGGTTATCTTCTGGCCCAGGTTTTCCAGGCGTAGTTTTTCATGTTGAGAAACTTGCCCTTTTATGATCTTACTGAGATCAATTTGGGCCGTTGTTGATAGTAGCCGTTGCATACATTGTTCGACTGACATTTCCAAACTGAATACGGCCACGCTCTTATCAAATTGCGTTGCTGCATTGACCGCGCATTGCAGAACAAAAGCGGTCTTTCCCATTGACGGCCTGGCGGCTATTACAATCAGGTCGGGAGATTTCCACCCGGACGTAAAACGATCTACGGTAAGCATACCACTAGGCACCCCAATAAGACTGTGGCCAGTAGCATTGTGGGTGGCCTTCTCAATCACCTCATAGCCTATTTGCTTGAGATCGTGAGATTTGTTTTTGTAAATGTGTTCTATGATACTATTGACCTCTGCGGCTGACCTATCCAGGAGGCTTAATGCGTCCAGATCATCACGGTATGAATCGACGTTTAATCTGTCACTCATTTTGATAATCTCCCGCTTTAACCAAGCCTCTTTTATGATTGCGGCATGGTATTCAATATGCGCGGCTGAATTGACCTTGGATGTGAGTTCGGTTACGGCGAAAGCTCCCCCTATTCCCTCAAGCTCCCCGCGCTCTCTCAGTTTATTGGTGACCGTAAGCAGGTCTATGGGTTCGCTGTTAGCAAACATATCTATTGCGGCCTTGTAAATTTTCATATGGGCGGGCTTATAGAAACTTTCCGGGGTAAGCATTTTGGTTACCATGTAGATCGAATTCTTTTCCAGAAGGATAGCCCCGATTACTGCTTCCTCCATATCGATGGCCTGGGGTGGTATTTTTCCTATATCGTCGCTCATGATGATGTCCCGGTGTTTACTTCAAGAATAGGGGTATCTTCATCTTTCTTGAAATGGGGTAAAGCATAGATCACTTTTATTTTCCATCTCTGGATTGGAGTGTTCCCATAATCTTTCCATCCATTTTCTTTCCAAGCGGTGTACCTGGTTTGTAATTGTTCCCTGAATTCAGGACGGTAAGCTTCTAAGGATTCAGCATAATTATAAAATTCTTGCCATGTAGGTATAATGCTATTACTATTACTATTACTATTACTATTACTATTACTATTACTAGCTT